TGCTCACGCTCACGCTCTGCTACCAGTTTGGCAAAATAGAAAACAGATTCAGAAAATCCATCTTGAGTTTCTAACCCAGACTCTCTAGCCATCTCAATCATTTCATCTTGTGTCATTTTGTATCTTTCGCCGTTCTACAATCAAGATAAGATGGTGTTTTTGGTGGATCGTTTGATAATTTAATCATAACCTGTTGCCTCATTGTGAGACAATCTTCCATTGTGATATGCTTAGATAGTATGGTTTCATTAACTGTTGCCATACTACCTGGCCATAACATTACAACTGTAAATACTAAATCAATCATATTACCTCATTAACCACAAATTGTATACTCAGCAAGGTTAGCCCAATTGCTACCTGCGCTCTTACGGATTTTAGTTACCTGAATCAAGGTACGGAGTGATAACTCTTTAACCTTGTCTTGTAACTTGTCAATCAATGACATAGCATCATTCTTGGTTGCCTTGTCAAACTCAGGCATAAACTCACCTGAATTCAACAGGTGACGCATACGCTCAATCTTTTGTTGACGGGTCATGGACAAATCAACTGCCATTGAACGGGTGATAATTGCTTGGTCAATTTGTGTAGATGCCAAGTTGGAGATAAACACGATACGACCTTTGAATTCAAAGGTTGTTGGCAAATCTTCATCACGGATATCTGCACGCCATGATATAATACGCTTAGAGTATGAATCTAATGCACCTTTGAGTAGGTTCAATGATACAGGATCTTTGAGTACGGAATCACAATCATCAAACACAATAACGCCATCTTTGTTTTCATACAACAAACGATATAAACCTTTTGGTGTAGAATAACCTTTGACAACACGGAATGACTTGTTGGTTTTGATAACGGCACCAACTTCTAATGCTTCTAGTGTAGATATATCTTTGAAACCACAAGCATCTAATGTTTTAGATACTGTGAAGGACTTGCCAAGACCGCCAGGTCCCGTGACAACAACGGACGCTTGTGCACCATTGGCCAACATTGTCACCATATCAGATACAAAGCCGAAGCGTTCATTGATACTGAACCGTGATTCCTGTGCGACCACCGCATCGGAGGTCGATTCCTGTGCCTTACGAATCACATAGTCCATATGCTCTTTTTTAGAGCGTTTGACAGTCTTTCCGTTGATAACTGCCACATACTTACCGCCAACAAATTTCACATCAATCATAGTCACTCCTTATCAATCAATAGAGACAATTATACAGGTTTTGGTACAAATGGCAACCTAATACTAAAGTTCTCAGTTTCTCCGGTCAAGTATTATCGTATCAAAAACTCCATAATGATAATTATTCCACAAGCAATAATATTCATTTTGTGTTTTCCATTGGGATACAATTCTGACTTGTTTTCTCCAAATATCCGTTCGCTGACCGATATACGGTTCCATCAATACAACTATATTTGATTTTTTGTGAATACTCCGCTCTCGCTTCATTGTATCCCCAGCTATAGAATGTCCAACCAATCAAAAATGAATAAACGACCCATAATATAAAATGATGGTATGATTCATCTGGTGCTTTGTAATTTTCTATCAATTCTCATCCTTTGGTTCAGGTTTTGGTTTCTGTCTTTTACGCCATAAACTCATATTAGTTCCTATCAACATTTAAACAAAGATATACTTTGCCTTTTTGTGTATTGACTTTGGTCAATCGTGATTGTTCCTTTTTACAGGCATCCATTGTTGTGAAATAATCCAATGGCAGATATTGTAATTCATACACACCAGAAAATGGATTTTGTGTTGCCATTACGGCAATCAATACAATATCAATTGGTGTTATCATTTAATTCTTCCAATTGTTTTTGTAAAAAATCTGGTCTTTTTTGCATCGACAGATTTTCTTTTTTCATTTTAGTTTTCACTCTATGACAATTTGCACAAAAGGTTTGCATATTTTCTTTCGAATTATTATTCTTATCACCATCACGGTGGTCAGTCTCCAATTGCCAACGCACATCAACAATGGTTGCTGTGCAAACAAAACCTAATCGACCATCTATATTTTCACAATAATCTTTTCTATATTGTTTATATTTCTGTCCACCATTTTTGTTTTGGTAATTTTCTCTGTGATGTTTAGAACAATATTTGTGATATCGTCCATAACCAGCATTGTCTGCGGGTTCTCCACAATTCATCTTTTTACATATTGGAGAATTATTTACAACTTCAACTCCATATAATGTATTTCTAATTTCCAGTACCATTTGTTTCGTTATAATATTCTGTATAAGAACCTTCAATCATACGATATGCAGAGCGTGCTTGTTCAATTGCATCAATCACATCATTTTGTGATTCAAATGAATTGTTGGCATTAGCACGCATTGCAAGAACCCAACCAGTTACAAAGTCTTTCTCACCCATATTACCACCAAGAATCGTAGTATACGGCATCACCTTCTTTAATGGCGTCCCGTGCCTTTTGAATGAATTCCAAATCTTCTTTCAACGATTCTAAATCTGGTGGATTGGTGCCAAAGAAAAAACCTTGTGTTTCAGGCAAGGCATCATTCAATAGGTCAAACTGTAAGGCATCCAAATCAAACTCTGTCAATCTTACAGGCACACAATTAAACGATTCTTTATCACCGCCTTTATTGCGATACAACTTTTCCATCCAACCATGCAGGTCGTGGTGTTTACGCCAATATGCCAATTCTTCTAATGGCTCTTTACGACCCATTGAATCATCACGCACATTGAAATCATCAATCACATCTTCCGCTTTGACACGGAATGCATACATATCTAAACCCATTTTTTACTCCTTGTTTAAAACGGTGCCAGTTACATTGTATTTTTTCTTCAAGAAATTCAAACACGCATCGGATGTTGGTCGTGCCGCTTCTTGCTTGCCATTCATCATAGCAACCCATTTCTCACGGTCAGCACGATAGAACACGGTGCCATCTGGATGGACAACTTTGGTACTACTAGACTTGGCAGATTTGAGAACTTTAGTATTACTTTTTGTTACTACTTTAGTATTACTATCGACCAATTTCGATCCTGTCTGTTTAGCAAGGCGTTTGCTCTGCTTCTTTGGTTTGGTAGATTCTGGTTCTTCAATTTGAACCATATGCACAGGTCGATCCAGTTTGAGATTGGGTCCTGTCAAGGGGCCAACCCAAGGGAATAAGCCAATAGTTTCAAATGTATTGAAATTATCTTTGCCTTCTAGTGCTTCATTAAAATCATAACCACACATACCCCACTTGTCAATATCGGCATTATAATAGCGATATGCTTTTCCTTGCATACCACGGTCGACCAAATACAATGCAGACTTGGTAGGTTTATCAGTCTTGAATTCCATAATATATCCTTTCAATATAGACGATTATACACGATATTGACCATAATGGCAATATACAACAAAAGTATTACTTTGCTGCAAAGCGTTCCATAACTGTCGGTGTATACAATCTTTCGGTCAATTTCAAATATTGCTTAGATTGTGAAACCTTACCAATATTGATTTCGGCCATTTTCTGTAAACCAAAATTGCTAAACTTTTCGCCAGACAATACATCCAGCATATACATCCAATTCAAATCTTTCATCATAGTTCCTTTTGTAAATTCTTAATACCCATCAACTGTTCAATTTGAACAGGTCGTGACACTTCACCAAACAGGTGAATGTATTGAGAAATGACATATGCAATCACTGCTTCGTCATCGCCATTCTTTTTGAAATTATCTTCCAACAAATTTGCCAATATATCTTCCATATCGGTCTTATTGAATTTTCTTTTCGCCATTACTCAAGTCCAAAATGTTTTTTGATAATTTTACGATACTTAGTTTGAAACAGCATTTCTTCTGGTGTGTATTGGTTACCCAATTGCATACGCAAACAAGTCTCTGTGATTTCTTCACAAATCAAATCTGCAAACTTGGCAGGATCAAAATTATCCGTGTATGTTAGTATTTCGCATCCAGTTTCATGCTCAGTTATACTAACAGTTCCGCCAGCCTGACGGAATAATTGCAACACTTGTGCATTCATTCCATATACTCCAATTCATCCAATGCTGCCCATATACAGGAATCTGCCGTTGACAACAAGGATGCAATCTCTGCATTTGTTTTCAATGGTGATATCTGCAAACCATTAGTCATAGGCGTATCCGCCCAATTATATACATCAGCAAGCAACGCCTGTGCCTGCTGTAATCTATCAACCAACTCCGAATTCGTCATATAATCTCCAATCAATCCAACAATGTCATATATTCAGCAGGAAAATGCCTGCGAAACCAATCCAAACCTTTTTGCATACGCTTGTAATCACCAACCAACTGGCAACCCATAATAGAATCATACACCGCCACCGCTTCAGGTGTCAATACACAAGATTCACCAGAAAATGGGTTTCTCACCTCTACAGGTTCAGAATCCAAAATCATACAATCAAATGGCAACTTAATTTTCTTCATACATTACTCCGAATAAACAGCAAAACTTGTAGCATCACGCATTAGGCAGGTTGTTGACCTAGTGATAGGTGAACGATATTGCCTGTGGGCTCGGGGTCCACGATACCTCAACTTTACCTTAACATCAATGCTTTTGAAATACGCTAATACTTCGTCACGCATCGTAGCAGGCACACCGTGAAACCATGAGGCACGGTTGTAAGAACGGTATTTTAATAATTCTAAATTAACAGTCTGGGTCATAATCGTGCCATTCTTGTGCTTCGTCAGGTTGTCCGTCATATTCTTCTTCCGTATTCCATGAACCGTTTATTTTCTTATAAACATCCAGAATTGTCAATTCAGCCGATGGGATCCAACCTCGCTCGAGCATCTCTAACGCTTCCAGATAATCTTCTGCTTGATATTCTTCCTCTCTTACCTCACCATGAGGGTCAAGATAACGAATCAAATAAATGCGGTCATCATCATACATAAAAATCATCATCCTTATATGCTAGTGCGTCATACACATTTTCACGAACTTCTGTATCCATTGCTTCTTCGAAACCTTCGAGGTATGACAAATCTTGCAACTCACGATATACATCGATCCAGCGTAATTTGTTTACCTGCGCCTTTTGTATTAACGCACGAATTGCATCATTACCTTCATCCGAAAACATACCATAATTAAGCATTTGCATTACTTTCAAAGTTAATTTCCATCTGGCGCTCTTCAGCACCCCAATTCTCAATCACTACCTCAATGAGATCCATTGCATAGTCATGGTCGATACCATAACGAGCAAACAGGTGCCAAGTAATCGCTTCGTAGGTGTAGAAACCATTACCTAACATATCTTCAATAACTGACCGAATTTCTTTCATCTTTCCCATATCTTTTCCTTTTGTTTGTTTGTATGTCATAATTATACCAGAATCTACACAAAGTGGCAACCTTAACACGATAGTACTCACAAACTTAACTGGAATACTATCTAATTACATTACCTTAGTACGGTTTGCCTTCTACCTCAGATAGAAAACCAGTCAAATACTTAACTGGCACCTTAGCGAGCAATTCTTCTAAAGCAGTCAAATCGCCACCTTCTAAATCTTCTTTAATCTGGTTAATGACCAACTCAATCAATCCATCTAAATGACTATTCATTAAATACTCTCCAATTCTTCAATTCTTGCTTTCAAATCTTGCACCTCATCAAAATCTTCTACAGGATCCAAACGGTCTAACTCATCTTGCAAGTCAGCAATATGAGCATCTGCAAAATCAATGCACATCTCACGATAAGCGGTAGGGTCAAGTGTTTTCAAAATGTCAGAACGGGTAAAAATATTATTACCAATATTGATATCACCGTCCATATCTAACATTTCATCTACCATCTCACACACGATATCACGCATTTTTTTACCTTATCATCAAATAAAACACAATTATACCAGAATTTACCTAATTCGGCAACCTAATACTTTAATACTCCATCACCTGGCTAGAATACTAAAGTATTAAGTTAATGAATACTAACCTAATACCAACCAATCAGTCGAACTCGCATTCCTGCTCATGATACATTGCTTCGTCATACATACAAAACACACTTTCTACCTCAGTACCATAGCCAAGTGCTGTCAGATATTTACCTAAACTAACTACCTCAGCGCAATATCCATCACGATAAATGCGCTCTTCTAGTTCACCAAGTAATTTCATCAAATCAATTTTCATCATTTAACATTTCCTCTAGTCGTTGAATACAATCTTCTACAGCTTCTACAGCATCGGCTGGCTCACCTTCCGTTATATCATACAGAACAGCATTTAACTGCTCCCATATAACCTGTAAGTCAGAAGTATTAATTTTATCTGTTTTCATTATTTCTACCTCAATCAATCAAAAATAACATTATACACAAAACCTACCAGAAGTCAACCGTAGTCAATAGTTCTCAGTTTTTCAACTGGAGTACTAAAGTATCAATTTCATCACGAATAATATCAATACTAGAACACAAGTACTCAATTTCATCCGAATTGAAATCAAAAGTATTCATTTCAGCCAGTTCTTGTACAGAATACTTAATATGCTGATACAATGTAATACTAATTTCTTCAATTTCATATAATGTATCATAATTCATTACAGAACAAGCAAAATCTAATACTTTTTCTTGTAATTCTTCAGCAATAAAACGAATGGTTTCAAATTCATCAAGACTTGTAACACATTTGTATTCATCCACAAAATCTTCAACACTTGCAATAATACTTTCGGTTTCACCCATGATAGTTTCTAAGAATGAATCAGAAACAAAAGTATTCAATTTTTCTACTTGTAACATAATATCTCTCTCAGTTAAAAATACAATTATACGCAAAAACTGTAAAATGGCAAGTAACCAAATAGTATTACAGCACTCCGGTACAGTATTCAGTATAAAATGCTGTGGATAACTCTGTGGATAACTTTTTATTCTGCACCAAATGAGAATGATTCTCATTATCGCTAACCGTGTCGCCAGTATAGTGTAACACCAAAGTCTTAGTTTGTAGGTCAGATGCCGGATTAATACCGGATCATTACAGGATCACACGGAATGAAAACAAAATGACTATCAATGGTCGAGCGTGTGACCTTTTGGTTTCAATCCGTCTCTCGGAATAAGAAAAAAGTTCTAATGCGGCGCCGGTATTAAACCTTTTGTTTTCGGATCAAACCGTACGCAGGCACCGTGTGCATCCCAGTCGCTTTCGAATGTTTCCAATTATACAGGTTCCGCCCCATTTGGCAATATAGCGAAAAAGTTCTCAGTTTCTCCGGTCAAGTATTGGTTGCCGACCGGCTGGTATTCTGGTATAATTCTTCCATACTTTAAAACAAAAGGAAAGAAAATGCCGAAAGTCACAAAAACCCATGCATCCGTGCTAGTAAACAAGCTGGTTGAAACCGTTAAGGCCAATGCTGCTGCCAAATACAATTGCTTGACCTATGATGAGCAAGCGCACTTTGCTTTGGGTTACATGATGTCCGTGCTGACTCAGGTTGCTGGATCGTCCCCTAAGGCGTTTGCTCAGTTACAGGAAACGCTGAACTATACAATAGCAGAATAATAGTTGACCGGAGCAACTGTAATAAAAAAGTTTACAGTTGCCAAAACGGCAAATATCGGTTACAATCCATCCATATTAATTGAAAAGGAAATAAAATGTTTACATTCGCTTGTGCTTCGGTTGAAGGTCTTACATTGGCTCAAAAGCGTGAAACGCTGGTTGCTTTGAAAGCTTCTATTAAACTAGAGGTTGAAACCAAAAAAGCGTTGCGTGCTTTGGCTGCTGACGCCAAACGCCTTGCTGCTGTTGCTAAACGTGATGCTGCTATTGAAAAAGCAGAAGCACGCCTTGCTAAATTAATTGCCAAGCAGGTTGGTGCCGTTGGTGCCAAAGCAGTGAAAGCAAATAAAAAGCCAAGCAAGGTTGTGACTTACGGTGCTGATGATAACGCTATTGCTGCTGCCATCATGGCCAAGAAAGCGAGCGCCTAATGGGTGCCAAAGCAGAAGCAATTCTGCTCACTATCGTGCTGACCGCCGCTCTGGTGGTAATCTTTTTTGACTTGAGCTACTGGAGACCATAATGGCAATGTATCAGGTGATTTTAACCGAATCGTATACACCGGCCAATGGTGGCCGACCATATACATCCGAACGGGTGGTTGCTACGGTATTGACCAAATTGGAGGCCAAATTACAGGCTGCGGAGTATAACATCAGAGCGGTTTCTGGTCAATATTACTCCATCCAGAAGGTGGAGTAAAAAAGTATTAGGTTGCCACTTTCACACGGAACCAGTATAATTGATCCAACAAAACAAAACATAGGACGCATAATGAATAAATTATCTAAAACCAGTAAGCTCGACAATATCATGAGCTGGTCGCTTCAGGCTCTGGAAACATGTTCTGGCTCGGTTGACTCTACTGGTAATCTGGTTCCCGCTTGCTCTGGTTGTTACGCAACGCAGGGCACTTACAATTTCCCTGGTACCAAAGCTGTCCGTGCTGACAACAAGCAAGCATGGCAGGAAGACAGCTGGGTGGATACAATGGTTGCCGCTCTCAAGCGCCAGTCCTACTTTCGCTGGTTTGATTCTGGTGACATGTACTCTATTGCTCTCGCTCTTAAAATGTACGAGGTGATGGTTAAAACCCCGCACGTCAAGCATTGGCTCCCTACTCGCATGCATAAATTTCCAAAATATCAGCAGATTATTGCCAAAATGCAGGCACTGCCGAATGTAATGGTGCGCCCTAGCAGTGACGCTATAGACGGAACTTTTACCTCAAGCGTGCATGGTTCTACAATTTTACCTGATGCTAGCTCGGTGCCAGCAGGTGTGACGCTCTGCCGTGCTTATGAGAATGGCGGCAAATGCTCGGGTTGCCGTGCTTGCTATGATAAAAGCGTTGCGGTGATAGGGTATCCGGCACACGGCAGAAAAATGGCGAAGGTTATACGCTTGGCTGTGGTCGCTTAACGGATCAGGTATCGCTCTGAACACCGAGCGCTCTGGGGGTCAGCTGTAGTAGTTGACCCCTTTTTTTGAGCTGTGGTGGCGTCATTAGCAAAAAAAGCCCCACCAGGTCAAACGACTTTTCTTGGATTTTTATTTTCTGGGGCTATCCTCAGGCTTTCGAATTTCCTGATTTTTTTCTACGGCCATATCCTTCTCCAACTGTCTTTGCTGGTAATCAAGGATTCTTCTCTCCTGTTCTATCTTCATCATCTGTGCTATCTGGTATACATTGGGTGTACCGTTAATTCTCATTCTTCATTCTCCAAGATTTTTTTCTGGAGTTCCATATACTCCAGGCGCATTTCACAGGTTTCATAATCACATAGAAAACCATCTACATGAGCACAACCTTCGTTCTTATACAGGTCACAATGTTTAACTGGATCTTCACTCATTTTCATTCTCCAAAATTTTTTTCAGGTCATCCTCTGTGATTCCAACCTTTTTCAGTATTTCTTCTACTTCATACTCGGTATAGATACCGACATTTGACCAGACCTGTTTCTCTGGTCCTGTAGGCCATACGGCCAGTACATCATACGTACCTTTTAGATAACCCTCTCGGTTTGACGTTCTGGTCCATCCGATTGGTCTAAGTATCTGTCTTATTGATTGTAACATAATTTCTCTACAAAATCAAGCAGTAAGTTATGGTGTTCACCATTGTGATACTCATTTTTCAGGTAAGGGAATGTTTCAGAGTACCAACTAGGTAAAGATTCTGGATGACAACCGATTAATCCTACATTATTCTGTATAATGGCCATCGGGTCACCGTTATTATATCTGGCGATAATGTCACAGGTACCCAGGTCTCCAGAGAAGGTCGTTCCGTCATAGAAGAACATTCTTTCTTCCTGGTTATTCCAGGTTACTTTGGCGACTGTACCGTATGGTCGTTTGATATCAGCATCTGGTTGTTTGATGTACTGTTTACATTCTATGTTGTCCAGTATGTCAAAGTAATAGTTACCAGCCCAATAGGCACCCATACAGATACCGAGATACTTACCACCTCGGTCTATAAAGGAGGCAATCTTGTTTGCCATTCTTCGGTGGAAGAGTTCAAAGTATTTGTCGGAGTCACCGATACCACCTGGAAAGGCCAGTATGTCTACTTCGGATAATACTAGGTCGAGGTCATCGTGTATCGTAAAGATACGGAAATCGTAGTGGTTGGAGAGAGCAATAAAGATACCATTGGAGCATTCTTGTGAACATTCGGGGTCATGTACAAAAAGCCCAATGGTTTTTCTCATAATTTATGGAGTGTAAAAACCCAATAAGTGAGAAGAATAACCCATAGTATTCTGATTAGGTTATCTACGACTCTTTCGTATTTGTCTAGCCACGTTTTAGTGTTTGGTTGAGGAGTCATCTTTGCGTTCTATTGGAGGTGGAAAGTAAGGCTCAATAATATAATGGTTTGAGGTCCACCAGCCAAAAGCGGTAATCATACCGGCAATGAATATTTCTAAGACCATTCGGAAACTCCGGAAGCGCTTGAGGACAAAACATGATAACCCTCAGAGTCAGACTCCCAAGCTTCATGTAGAAGAATCCAATCAGAGATACAGGCTTCTTCGGAGATAGGTCGGTTAGTTTGTGCCATAATTGGCATCCAGTCTGGAAAGTATTCATCCAGAATTTCTTTGGTCGAAAGTGTTTCGTATTTAATGACCATATCAGATGGCACGATTCTTGTATAGTATTTCATTGTGTATTCGGCAGGTGATAATATTTGTATAACTTTACATAATAATCGAAAAGAATCGGATGATGGTCTGGATGTGGTAGAGCATCACCATAAATTTTCTTCATATCTTCGTATATATCCAATGCTTGCTGGTCTGTCACAAATATTTCACTTTCATATTCCTGTCACAATTAGTCCTTATATATATTAGTATAAACACTAATATCGTTAATACTCATAAGGAAATTAACAATGCTAAAAAAACTCTTTAACTCTATCACCAAGTTCCGTAAGTCATTACAAATGGCTGAATTGGAGATGTATATTCTGTCCCGTCATCCACAATCAAATGCTGATGTGGAACGTTACACCCGTGATTACCAATACAGAAACAAGAATTCTTATTTCTCACAAATGGTCTAATCAAAATACTTGAGGTACAAACCCTCTAGTATTACCATTACATCTTCTTCTGTCATAACGTTATCATCATCTAGTCGGTCTTCCAACGGTATGAAATCCCAAGTTTCTGATTCGGTGTCGTACCAAGCATAGAGACAAACTTCTTCTTTAGTGCGGTGTTGGATCATACCACCAAAAGTGAACTGAAACACATCGTGCTCTGGGAAGACAAAATCTTCTGTCAGAGCATCCTTGTGGATGAAGATGGCATATGATTGCATACTTTTATTACCGCCTTCGGTATAAACATACTTACCATTTTCATCTTCTTCTTCTAGGTCACCATACCCGTCAAATATAATTTTGACTTCTGGTTGGTCGGAAACATCCTCACCAATCTCTTGCTCATCGTCATGGTCAATCCATGCAGATTCTAATAGTAGAGTTAAAATCTGTTCAAATCGTTGATAATCATAATCCATATATTTCCTTAGTACATATTAAATCGTTTTGGCTGACCACACTTGGTGCATTGGCAGATGTATGCGTGGCCAATCGGTGTTCCATTTTCGTTTACAATACTGGAACCTAAAATCTTCCATTGATGCCAGCATCCAAATATAATAAAGTCAATTAGTTTAAACATTACAGTCCTTCGATACCAGACCAAGTCTTTAGTTTTTCACGTTTGGCTTTTCTGGCAGCATTTACATTAGAATCAGAGATAATACATTTCTCAATCATAATGTCAATCATACAAAGTAAATCACCAACTTCTTCTTCAAGGCTCTGAAGATTTCGTTTCTTGGTAACAGGATGTTCAGCACCCATACCAAAACGAAACACTTTAGAAATAGCCTGTGTTACTTCTGCACATTCTTCTTGTGCAATACAGAACACTTCTTTGATTTGATTATCCATTGGAAATGTTCTCATTCAATAATGTGGGTCCACCAGATGAACCCATATGCACAAAATCTTCGGCAAGTGTGGCAGCTTCAGTTTGTGATATTGTTGTTGTCTTTTGAATTGTCTTACCATCAATATACATGGTTACATACCACCTTGCCATTAGATTTGAACGACCCAATGTTTCGTCCCTTTCAACAATGGCTTTTCTATTTCCATTCGTAAACTCACTATACAAGTTCATAACTTCTCCTTAGGAAATTAATCCAATAAAACGATTTAAAATAACACGGTTGTTAACACGATTACCAGCATACTTGTTGAAGGCAGTAACAAGGCCACGTGTAGTAGCATTTTCTTTCACTTCAAATTCTGTATCTTCGTCTGTATCTAGGCCATTTGACCTTAGAATATAATACTCATCATAACCAGCCGAATCCACAATCAGGTATTTTGATTTTCTAAATTCTTCTCTCTTTTTGTCAAGAACATAGTAATCAGCACCAGGAAAGAAATCTTCCATACGATTACGAATATCTCTGGAAGCACCAACAAAGAAACCAATCACATGAGCATTAGTACGTTGTTTCAACAATTTAACCAGAGCACCAGTTTGTTTCATACGAAGCGAACTATAATTTGTGTAACTATCATCATAACCAACTTCATTTTTAGTTACTGGATCACGGAAGACAATTCTTGCCATTGAACCTTTAGGTTTGGCATCTCTCACAACATCACGATAACCTTCTTCATTGTATGTTGATTGGAGATAAGAACCTTCACCATCGGTTAAAAATACGGTGTTGACAACTTGTAACTTGTTTCTCTTTTGGAAATCAGGCACAACTTCCATGGCAGAGATTACGGCTTCATTCAGAGGTGTACCACCCATACGCATGAAGTCTGGAAATGGAGCACGCCTACGGCCGATGCCAGAAAGACTGACAAGAGCACCAGATGCGGTCGTGAATTCAGCAGCAGACATTCTATTTGAAAGTATATTTAACAAACAGAATGTTTCGGTAACGGCATCACCTTTCTTAGGTACTATTCTATAAATGTGTGAAGGATCGGTTTCATCAACAAAGGCATATACTTCAAAAGGAATATTAACCTTCTTACAGAACATTACCAAATTAAGTAATTGTTTAACTGTATTGGCAAGATGACCTGCCATTGAGCCAGACCAATCTAAGTACAGAACCAAACCATGTGATTTGCCACCAGGAACAACTGTCATCTTCTTAAAGATATCTTCGCTGAACTGATATGAAAAGATTTTATTCAAATTCAATTCACCGGTTTTAGAGATACTGGCACGTTTCATCTGGTCGGCATTTTTACGTAACTCAAATTCTTTGACAAGATAGGAAACTACCTTGTTAGATTCACGGCGGAATTTAATGAATTCTTCACGGTCAATTGTATAATTACCGTTTACATATTCTTTGTACAAATCTTTGTAATCCCAAATACCTTTTTTAACATCGAATTTAGGAACATTCATGTAGATGTAATGTAGATTATCTGCGGAGAATAATTTACTTTCGTTACGGCGATATGCTTCATCGGTATGTGAACGAATATCAGGTTCACCACCTTTAGTACCACGCTGATTAGTATCACCATCATCGCCGGCTTCTTCATCTTCTTCAGATGCTTCTACTTCTGACACTTCTTCATCATCACTTGGTTCATCACCATATTCTAATTCTACTTCTTCAGAGTATTCGTCATCATCACCGTTACTACCTCCGATACGGCCATGCTCCTCATACTCTTTTTCCATCTGAGCTTTCATGTAATCGATGATACGTTTGGTTACTTCTTCAACATCTTCCCATCTTTCGGTAGTTTCGACAGCTTGTAAAAGAACCCGTTCTTCATCATTAAACTTAATTGCAAGAGTTGCACCACCTTTACAATGGAGATTAACACGGTCAATAAAGTTAAGTGTATTAATATCTTTGTCTTTTGTACCAAAGAAATCTTTTTCAACCAATTCATTGTATGCCTTTACAAAGGAGTTTTTGAGACCTGGATATTTCTTTTGAATTTTACGTTCAATGCGTGAATCTTCAACCACATTAAGTACTGATGGAACCAATTTTTTTAGTTTGGCATTTATCAAACCTTCTAGTGGTGTATACAGAGCATGACCAACTTCATGTCCCATGAATAAATCCATGATAGGTGCGGAGATTTTATTATCAAGGAATGGAATTGTGAGAATACGTTCTTTGACATTGAAAGAAGCCGTAGCAACTTTGCGTTGTTCAATCGTCAAATTCTCTGTTGCCATCAATTTGGCCAATAAGGATTTAGTTTCAATCATCTTTTTTCTCAGTTACAATAATAACATTACCTGTTGGACCGGATTCTACTGTCATATTCAACACGGTTCCTTCTTTCCATCCTGTCTCGGTGAGCAAATCATCAGGAAATTGTAAAATTTGGTCGCCTGTACCATCATCAGCATCAATCAAATCAGCATAAAACACTTTACTCATACATTTCTTTCATTTTTCTGTACCAATCTTGGTCATTATCATGTCCGGTTTGCGCTGCCCAGCGTTTTATTGCTAAATCCAACTCTGTGAAATCATATTTTTTGTCATTTTCGTTATTTTCTTCAGCCAATTCAATCATTTTCTAGTCCTTTGTTGTTGTGTTTAGGTCTTCTTATGTATTTTACTGCATTTTTGTGCTTTTGTAAAGGCTTTATCGGCGTCCGGCAGACAGGACGTTGTAATTTTACGACAAAATTGATTTTTCGTTCCATTTTAACGCCTCATACTCGAAATTTCGACTGCTTCTTCGCTGTTGAACACAGGAACTGCGTTAGATTTGTGCATAGTTGCAATTCCGAGCACTTTTGTGCCGGTATAAACCTTGGCTTCTGCTTTTGTAGCTGATACATTGCCTGTATTCAATGACGGATAGCGCACGGTTTCACGACCTGGCGCAGGAGATAGTTTGTAGGCAGATAAGTTGAATTGTTTGCGTTTTGAAACAATTGGTTTTTGATGTTTTTCGAGCCAAGCAGCGTATTCTTCACGCTCCTGTTTAGGTTTGAGTTTGACTTTACTTTTACGGATATTAGCGTAGATTATCATGTTACCTCCAATGTATCTATTATAACACAATGAAGGATTAAGTCAAGTAATGTGTTGTTGTCCTACAACACTAAGGATTAATACATTCGTTTAAACTTTTTTCTCGCAGTCTGGTAATCGTCACCAAAATCCTGCAATAATTCATCATAGTTTTGTTTCATCATCCTTTTTACTGGATCATGTCGCTTTCCATTTTTCTTTTTTGACGAATATCCATAATCGTCATTATAATCTTTTTCTTTGCGAAACTTTGCCACAAATTTTGACACCATTGCTCCTTATTTTAACACTTCGAAAGTAATACCTCTAATTTTTGTTTCCGGTCTATTATGCATATCGGAATCGGAAATATAAGTAATGTCTGCTTGAGGATAACAGACTTTTACCAACTTCAAAAGATTACAGACTGTTCCATCTGCATCATTGAATCTAAGAACTTCATCAACACAATTTATATTTTGTAATATCTCAGTGCGGTCATCACAACTTGCATAAATGCCATTTGTTTTCATATATACGGACATATCAGAATGTATACCGACAATTAACCAATCACCTTTCTTACGGCATCTTTTGAGAAAATGTAATTCTTTAATGGTGAGTGGATCAAAATCACCAGAGGTGACTATGATTTTATCTTTGGTCATGGGATTAAATCTGGAAATGCCTCTTTGACAAATTTGTAATCTAAACCTTTAACACCCAAGTCTTTTTGGAATATTCCCAAAATTACTTCAGCTTCTCTCGGTTCAATAGATTCCAATATTTGTGTTAATATTTCTGTTCGTTTTTTTTCTGTTAGTCTATCAGCAGTAATATCACCTTCTCTAAACATATACAACTTACGTAATTGTGCATTTAGACTATCATATGTAATTCCAGGTAACATATCAGTTGGCAATTTATAATTTTCTGGTAACTCTTTTACTTTCCATTGAAATGCAGGATGATAAGTTAATTTTAAAACAGTAACGAGTGTGTGTGATAAATTGTTACCAATTATTTCCATTCGTTCTTTTTTATTTCTTGCTTTTTCAAATTCATCAAAAAGCTCATACAGCGTTTTTATCATCATTAGAATTCCTCAATTACTTCTATTAGGCTCTTCAATTTATTTGCAATAAAGTAATCCAAAATTTTACCTTTAACTGGTATTGTTTCTTCATAGGTATTTATGATTTTTTCTCTGATATCGCCTGGTATACATCTCAGGTCAATCAATGTTTGGTTACGAGAGAATCCGATTCTAGCATTTTCATCTTCCCATTCACCATAGTCTTTTTCCATTAGTTTATCTAATTTACTTTTACTAATTGGTGTCTGTCTTACATCACGAACAAAACAATCCGATGATGATAACACATTTGGTATACCATCACCTTTATCTCCACGGATAACTTTCTCTTTTAGTTCTATCAATGGATTTTCAGAAACGATAAATTTCTTCTGTGCAGGATTATATTGTTTAACGGTAAATTTAGTTCTACCATTATACATCTGTAATTGTGGGAAATCACCATCAGAAGAAATGATTAGAATATTTTCCGAAGCAATATGTCGTGGTACAAGTGTACCAATAATATCATCGGCTTCTGCACCTTCAACATCCACTACTTTGTATGGAAAGTTTTCTTTTAGTTCTTGTTTGAATTTGGCAAGCATGTCAAAAATCATGTGCCAGTCAAGGTCTGACTTCTCACGGGTCTTTTTACGGTTTGCCTTGTAGAAAGGAAAGAACTCCTTGCGCCAATACTTACGGTTGTCACAACATAGTACAACTTCACCATAATCTTTACGGAAGTTCTTTAGGTGTGTTTTGAGTATCATCAGGACCATGTGTCTGATAAGTGATTCATCTAATGTGAATGTTTTACCATACATGGATTTTTTTCCATTAGATATCTGAGCCATAAGGCCTGAGAGTAGGACTTGGTTCAAGTCAACGAGTATCATAACAAACTTTCAAGTTTCAAAATTATATTATATCAGATATCTTCAAACTTGGCAAGAGCATCCTGGTAAAATTTATCCGAAGTGGTAGTTTTACGGGAAATGATACCATACCAACCACATTTAATTAAATCTGAAATATATTCTCTAGGATCCGAGAATATTGCTTCGAATGTGTCAAAATTTTTGATAATCAATTCTTCATCATTTTCTTCATCATCTTCTTGGAACAATATGATATGCCACTTATCACCAACTTCATTACCTTCTATTGGTGTGCCTTTGTTTTTATAAACATTGGATTGTATGTGTATATTATTTTTTTCTGTTGGCATGAAGAATATTGCATCGAATTCTCCAAGTTGTTGCATACCATCTAACATTGTAAACCTTTAATATGTGATTTTCTAACTCTTACCATAATCCAAGAATTGTAATAATCCTCGGATTCAAGTGCTCCATTGACAAACTGTTCTTTCGCTTCAAGATAACCACATACGCCTTTAGATTTGCATAGGTGAATTATCTCTCTACGAAAAGACTCTTTGCCATGTATTATAACATCTTTTTTGAGTTCCTCGTTGGAACCGTAGTAAGTTTGCCAATCACTTGGTACTTTTATCTTTTTCTTTTTGCCTTTGACCTGTTTGGTCTTGGCTGAATAGAAAAACTTTTTACCAATATATTTTTTACCAGAAACTTCGTTGGTGATAACATAAACGAAACCATAATTGTCACCAATCATGTCTTCTGTAAATAATACTTTCTCATATGTCCAATTTAGTTGTCCCATTCCTCATTATCCAAGTCATCTTCATCCTCTATATAGTCTGACTCGGTTAGTTCATCAATTTTTTCTCCACAAAATGGACAAAACTCTGGATAATCTGCTGATGTTAATTCTTCCATATATTCTATGTCATATGATGATTCACAACTTTGACATTCCCCTGTTACTGATTTGTTCATATAAAATCCTTAGTGAGCCCAAACATCACCCCAATCTCCTGAGTGAGCACCTTTTGCATAATCGGTGGCTCTATTCTCAAAGAAGTTTGTGTGTGTTGGAGCATTAATCATTTCCTCTACCCATGGTAGTGGATTCTTCTTCACTTTAAAGATGCCTTTTAGACCTAATGAAATCAATCGTCTGTCGGCAATATAACGAATATACTTTTTAACCTCTTCTGAAGTTAGTCCTTCCATTTGGTTAATACCAAAAGCAAGGTCAATAAATTTGTCCTCAAGTTCTACCATTCGTTCAGCAATAGTATAAATCTTTGATTTCAAATCATCATTCCAAATTTCTTTGTTTTCTTCTATGTATGTGCGGAACAACTTAATCATTGATTCTGCATGTTGTGTTTCATCAACAATAGACCAAGTTACAATCTGTCCCATACCTTTCATTTTACCGTGTCGAGGAAAGTTCAATAACATAATAAAAGAGGAGAATAACTGCATCCCTTCAGTAAATGCACTGAACACGGCGATATGAGTTGCAGTATTCTCTTTAGTTGTATTTTGTGCAGCCAAATCTAACACATAATCATGTTTATCACGCATTTCTTGATATTCAAAGAATTCATTATATGTTGTCTCTGGTAAACCAAGAGTTTCAATCAAATGTGAATAAGCAGCAATGTGTAATGCTTCACGAGCAGCAAAACCCATTAACATCATCCTAACTTCAGGCTGAGGAAAATAAGGCAAGTAGTTATTAACGTAGCCACCAGCAACATCAATATCGCCCTGAGTAAAAAACCTAAAAATGTTGGTGAGGAATTGTTTTTCTTCATTTGAAAGTTTCTTCTTCCAATCTTTTACATCTTCTGCCATTGGAACTTCTGTATGAAGCCAATGTGACTGTTCGTGTTTCAACCATGCATCATAAGCCCAAGGATAATTAAATGGTTTGAAGTAATTTCTTTGTTCACTTAATTTTTGTGCTACTGCTTTTTTAATCATGCTGCCCACTCTCTTAATTGACCTGCTGGTTTAGAACCAACTAAACGTTTGACTTCTATATTTTCATCTAACATAACCAAACAAGGTACAGAACGAATTCCATACTGATTGGCAATATCTTCTTGTACATCAATATCAATTACTTCAATTGGCATTTTGAGTTGTGCTCTTTCCAAGTTCTCTGCCAGCGTTTTACATGGATTACACCATGAAGCGGTAAATCTTAATATTCTTTTCATTTTTATCCTTCACAAGCTATACAATCGTTACCTTGAGCAACTTGAACCATATCAAGTTCTTTGATAACCTGTCTTTCTATTTTCTTAGAAACTTTATCAGCCTTACCAATCTTTTCAGAACGGCAGTAGTACAAAGTTTTAAGGCCTTTTTTCCATGCCATGAAATGAATGGCGTGGAGATATTTAATATGAGCATCAGGTCTAAAGAATAAATTCAATGACTGTGCTTGGTCAATATGTTGTTGTCTGTCAGCAGCCAATTCAATAACCCATCGTTGGTCAATTTCCATAGATGTTTTGAATACTGCCTTTTGGTCATCATTTAAAATGTCCAAGTGTTGAACTGAACCATCATTAGCGATAATAGATGACCAAGTATCATTATACTTTTCCTCATCTGTAATTAGTTCACGAATAACTTTATCTAACCATTTGTTCTTGTTTAGAAATGATCCAGATAAAGTGTCCTGACGGTAAGCATTAGCACGATAAGGCTCAACAGAAGGGCTAGTATTTCCCATAATGATAGACGAAGAAGCATTTGGAGCAATAGCCATAAGATGACTGAAACGCTGGCCAGTACCCTCAGCATCGGGTGCTTCACCACGTTCCATACCAAGTTGTAGATTTGCTTCATTTAGACCCTCTCTAATTGTTTTAAAGATTTTATTATTAGCAACCTTGGCCATTACTCCTTCAAAGGCAATACCTTTTCGCTGAAGATAAGCATGGAAACCCAAAGCGCCAATACCAATAGAACGTTCACGGCTAGCAGAATACTTGGCACGAGCAATATGGTCAGGAGCATTATCAATAAAATATTGCAACACGTTATCAAGCATTTCTGCCACGTCCCGTAGAAAAAGTTTATTATCTTTCCATTCATCATAAGTCTCCAAGTTCAAACTAGACAAACAACATACAGCTGTGCGTTGCTCATTCGTTGGTAAAATAATTTCAGAACATAGATTTGATTGATGTATCTTCAAACCTTTGTCTTTTAAAAATTGAGGCATCATTCTATTACTTGTATCAATGAAGTGAATGTACGGTTCACCTGTATGCATACGTAGTTCAATGATTTGTTGCCATAGATGTTTTGCTGACACTACTTCACGGACTTCACCTGAGTTTGGATCCACTAACTTCCAATCATCATTTGCTTCTGGATCCAACATACAGTTTTCAATTAGTTCCATGAAGTCATCTGTGATGTTAATACCATGATGCAAATTCAGGCAACGCACATTTGGGTCGCCTGTTGGTTTACGCATCTCTAAGAAAGGAATGATATCAGGATGACTAATATCAAGATAAGCGGCGTAAGAACCACGGCGAGTACGACCTTGACGATAAGCCAAAGAACTCGCATCATAAATTTTAAGGTGTGGCATAACGCCAGTAGACTTATCATCAGCAGACCTAATACCAAAACCAATACCCACACCGCCTCCGAGCATAGAAAGCCAATTGGTTTCCGATAGGTTGTCAACTAGTCCCTCCGCTGTGTCTTCAATGAAGTTAAGAAAACAGCTAATAGGCATTCCTCTCTTAGAGCGACCAAACGATAAGATTGGTGTTGAGTAGGAGAGCCAATGTTGTGATGAGTATTCATACAATCTTTGAGCATGTTCCGGGTTTGTAGAAAACGATTTTGATACAAAGGCAAATCTGTGTTGCGGAGAAACTTCGTCCTCTCGCATGTATGATTCTTGTAGTCTTTTGATTCCGAGTTCATCGAATAGTTTATCTCTTTCTAAATCTATCTTTATACCTAGATATTCATCCATATTTGCATTTACCTTATTTTTCTTCTATAAATTCTGCCATCATTGGAAAGATTTCCTCGATAGCATGACCACATAAAGCGGCAACCATTCTATGTTCTTCTTGAGTCCCCTTTGCTGACCGGAGTTGTATATAGTGAACCCATGACCTAAGGGTTCCATTCATATACAAACGAGAGACAGTCATACCTTCTGGTAATACTGCTCTTGCTTGTTCTTTAGCAATTCCATTTGCAATAGCCCAATCATAAGCACTTGTTGCCGACTCTATCACTTTTTGTTGATAATTTTCCCACCATGCCTCTAATGCTAGATTATCAGTTTTAACAGAATTTTGTCTATTCTTCAAATCTTGCATCCGTGCTTCTTTCTTTTCAAAACCTAAATCAGCAACTGCATATCGCTGACTAAACTCCTGAAAAGAAAAGGAACGATGGCGTAATATCTGCCTCGCTATGTCTCTTGTTGTTTCTATCTCCATGCAAATGTTCACCATCTCCAGCGGTGACCAATGTTGGTTTTTGATAAGATAACGAACCAACTTTTCAGCTGTGTCGTTATTATTTTGATTTGCGGGATTTGAAACCCTAGCTGCATAAGCAACTTGTTCCAATAAACTTCTTCCCTCTCTGTCGTGTGTCCATGATATAAGTTTAACGTGCATTCACTTTCTCCATTATCTTTTTTTCCAATTAATAAATTCCATCTTTGCTCTAAGATTTACAAAGGTACTTTTACTTATAAAATCTTGTATTTCGTCTGGTGAGAAACCACCATTCAAAACCATTTCATTTACATCTTTTTCTACAATTAGTTCTGGCCAAATAACAACAGCATAATGTTCATCAATAGCTTTCTCCATCTGCTTATGTAGTTCATTATTTCTTGGTTCATTGTCATAAACCAAAACTATTTTAGTTTTATCAAATAATTTTGAAGCCGACATTAAATTTGCATCGGCAGTCGCTATGGCGTTCTCTAAGAACATGGAGTCAATAGGACCTTCCACAACATAGATAGTCTTGTCCTTGTCGATCCTATCAAGACCAAAGACCTTATGATTATCATCATTCATCTTTATAGTAATATATCTTAACTTAGATTCACCTAAGGCACGGCCTTGAAATGCTATTAGATTCTTATCTTCATCATAAAATGGTATTACCAGGCGTGGGTCGTTCTCTTTGAGGGATTCCTTCTCAATATTGAGGCTTTCCACGAACTTCTTAAAATCTTCTGCGTAATATAGTTCTGAATAAAAGGCCTCTGGTATTTGTCTTGCTTCAACGTATGTTTTAGCAAAATGGCCATCTGGTAACGATTCAATTGAAGGTATCGTAAGCGACTTCTTAAACTTGGGTGCTGGTGCCTTAAACTCCTCAAAGTTCGGTGCCGGCGAATTGGTAGCATTGCTGTTCTTATACCGTTCAAGAGAATACTCCTTACATAGTGTAGGGTCAACTTTATCCAAGAAGTTATAAAAGGATGTGGATGCACCACAGTTGTGGCACATGTAAAAGTAATTGTTCTTTTTTTCGTAAATATATCCACGGGTCTTGGATTTATTCTTAGATGAATCGCCACAGAGAGGGCACCTGAAATTATACAGGTTCTCTTTTTTCTGTGTGAATTTTTGAAGCTTCGGGGATACCCTCAGCAAAAAGGTTCTATCAATAAAAACGGACATAACAAGTTGTTGTAAAGTTTACAAGAAACTCTATTATACAACAATTAATGCAAAAAGGCGAGTATCTTATCCATGTGACCAGAAAATATTCCGGCAAATGCTATACCACCAGAGACCATCCATATGGTTTTCTCACGGGCTTTTTCCAAGCCACTTATCTTTTTGGCAAGTTCGGCATGTTGAGTGCATGAAGCATCATACATTTCATCCAGTTTTTCAACCAGACTATCTCTGGTTTTATCCAGACAATCATGCATGTCTCTTACATCGACCTTTAAATCATCGAGTTTCTCACTAAGGTTCTCTACCTTAGTTTCAACAATGCCAATCCGTTCTACTGTTGTTGCCATTTATTTTTTCACAGGTACTTCTGTGCCTTCTAGTTTCTTATGAACCTTGATTGTCTTGCAATCTTGTGTTGGCTTACCAGTCTTTTTATCCATAACTGGTTTACCATCTTTACCAACACGGTCATGGCAGACTTGTTTTTCTTCAGCAGCAAATGCTGGAGTATTCCATGAAAGGAAAGAAATACCAACAAAAACACATGATGCCCAAAATACTTGTTTTAAAAATTTCATTTTGTTTCCTTATTAAATTTCTGGTTGAGGTGCAGGTGGTGGTGCTAACTTGCCACCAAAACCAGCAACTGGTGCTGGTGCTGAACTAACACTTTGACTGACTGTGACTGGTGCTGGCACAGATACGCTAGGTGTTGTTGACAAGCTTGGTGCATTGGTTGGTGCTGGTGAAACTGGTGTTGGTTTGTTTGCTGCATCTAAGGCCTTTGCTCTTAAATCTTTATCATTACCAGCCAACATGATACCAGATAAGGTACCAGTCAAAAATGTTGCAATTGGAATAATCAGTTCAAAGAATTTTTGGTCGATTGGTGAAATTGCATTTAATGGTTGTGTCACAAAGATTAGTGAATACAACACAACAAAAACAATACCAAACAATGTTAATGATAAACAAATACCAATAAAGAATTTTAAACGAGCCATTAACTGCTCTTCTGTATACATTATATTATTTTCCACAATTTGCTCCTTGAGTTGGTGTTGTACATTGTGCAGGCGTTGCTGCTACTGACGAATCTGGTTTTGGAGGTCCAAGTCTTGGATCCCTTTGACCTTTAAATATGTGTTCTGGACATGTTCTTGTTACATCACACTTTGGTACTTTACAAAAATCTTTGTCCCAATTATCGGGGTCTTGGCATGGATAACGAAATCTATCTCCGCTGAATATTGCTAATGATAGTGGCAGCAGTAATAGTAAAAATAACCATCTTACTAATTTTACATCATTGTGTGTAGACATATTAAACTCCTAAAACATGAAGTGCATGTTCGTAATGTTTGATACGGTCTTCAAGACCAATGGTACCACCATTGATTCGTTTTGTTAAGGTGAGAATGTCACCTTTGTCAGCCCATTGATTCAACTTGTTTGATTCCCAGAACCAACATGCAGATTGTGCTGCGCCTTCAAAAGTTGCAAGATACTCAGATGCTTCTTCTGGTGTAATTTCTAATGAATCAGCAAAAGCAACATAGTTTGATTTACCGGTCAACTGAATGAGGCCACGACCACAGTACTTGTAACCATCACCAGACGCTTCATCTCCGTTACCCATACGATTAGCATAGATTCTACTGGCAATCGCTTCCTGTTTGTTTGGTTTGGCACAATACTCTTCCGCCAAAGCGTCAGTTGGGAAATACTTAGAGAACAACTTACGTAAAGTTGCTGGTTTATAATTTAAATTTTCTTTGAGTGCTGTAAATCCACCAGATTCGTGAGCACATTGTGCCATGAAAGCAGCAATACGTTGTGGCGTATTGATTTCATAATCCGGTAACAATTGAGACAAGGCATGGTGCCAATAGTCAATATATGGATTCTTTGGCAGTAATTGTTTTAATTGGTCTTTAGTTAATTCCATCATTTTACACTTTCAAAAATGTGTTTTTGTATTTGATACCATTCAATCCATGCATCATTTTTCACAGCACATTCATAATATGTAGAATAATTTATTGTTACTGTCGTAGCAACCTCACTTAACTTTGACCCGTCCTTTAATGTCTGTAACTGTGGACAAGTCTGTAATGAGTATTTAGGTGGTTCAGGAAATTTAGCCGTGACTGGAACAGTCGTGGAACATCCAGCCAACATTAATACCAGAATTAAGTATTTCATTTTATCGCTGCCTTATTATGTACTTCAACGAATTCTTTTGGTATGACACAACTGTTATCATATTTAACAACTTCACGGTCAATATATTGTTTGACCACCACTTGTTTCTGTACAATCTTCTGTTTAGCAGTTTCTACTTTAGATTCTATTTTAGAATTGGCTTCTTTAGATTCGACTTCAGCTTTGGCAACTTTAGCTTCCATTTCTTTAACACGTTCTAACCAAGCTTCGTTATCATAAATGGCACCAGACATGAATGTACCAAATACAATAGCCAATACTGAACCAATCTGTATCGGTTTACGATACATGTAAATGAAAGGTATTGGGATATATTTAAAAAGATATGTTGCTGCGAATCCAATTAACCCAACAACAAAAATCGCATAAAATATCCAGTCAGGTAGAAATTTTAAAATCCACATTTTACATCTTTGGTTTCTTACGCTTGAAGAATGACATTACTGGATTTCTTTTCTTTGATACTCCAGGTTCACCACCTGCGCCGCCTGAACCAGCAATTGCACCACCACCTACAACATTAGTTGCTGCTGGTGCAAAACCACCACCGCCTTCTCCATCCTCTTTAAAGACTTCTTCTGGTACACAGTTTGGTACCATGCGGCTACCTTTTTTCTTCATGCCTTTGGCTGTATATCCTGTCCAACAGGCTTCATCCATTTCCTTTTTCCTTTGAGCATTACTCTTTCTCATAGGACTATCTGGATTTTTATATGGAGTTTTTCTGAATCCATCTGAGTCATAATTACCAGATTTTTTCTTTGCAATTGCTGTTGCTGCGGCTATTGCAGCAGCTGCACTTTCTGTTCTTACATTGATTGGTGCACCGTGGCGGTCTGGATTTGGATCTTCTCTGCGTTTTCTTTGAGCAGCTGCAGCACGACCTTCTTTACCTAGAGCTTGTGCTCTTGCTTGTGGTAGACACTTTGGTTTGCCTTCACCTGGATCCCTTGCGCAATGGCCTTTGATGTTACCTTTGGTGTCCATACGAACCCACTTTTGTTTGAACCATTTACGTAAATCTTCTTCAATAGATTCATCACTTTCTTCAGAAAGTTTATCTACTTTATCAATATAATTCATGGTGTTTTTTGACATTGATGAACCAGGTTTTCTCATTAAACCTTTTTCTTTTTCTTCACGTTTTTTGGATTTTGTAATTTTATCCAACTTATCTTGTGTCATTTTGCCCCAAGGACCGTGAGCTTCTTTTATATTCTTTTTGGCTAAGTCAAATGTGATACCTTTAGCAATCGCAGCACCATGGCCGCCTTCACGAGCACCTTGGTCATAGTATTCTTTGGCTTTATCACCTAGATGTTTTTTTTGACGAGCAATCTCATCATCGTCTTGTTGCTTGGTAGCTTCTGGACCTAAAAATTCTTTAAATGATTTCATATTGCTCTTAGTATTTCTAGTATGTTTTGTTCTAATGGAATGTCTTGAGTGTAGATATTCTTTCCTCTGATTCCATAAATCACATCTGGCATAATATTAAGATAAGCAAGAAAAGATTTCAGTATATCATAATCACGTTCATCTATCCTATAGAACAATATTCTTGCAGTTGCAACTGGACCAAAAACATTGTTCAATAGTATGATATGATTTAAAATTAATCTTTCTTTGACGGATTTAGTTATCTTGTATCTACGAAATAACCTTTTCAGGTATTTTGTCCTTTTGATATCTCCGTCAAATTCAGATTGTATACAATGAGGTGAAGTATAGCATTTTATAGCATACATCAAAAAATTGTCATCATTTAAATCATCAAACATATTGAAAGGGGGTGATTAACCCCCTGTTAATTAAGCAGTAATCAAGATACGGCCGTTAGCTGAGTAAGCTGTAGCACCTGCATCAGAGTTGTAAACTTTACAACGGAACACATAGTTGTTTGCCGAAGCACCTGTTGGATCCAAAACCAAGTTTGCTGTAGTAGCACCAGTTTTGGTCATCTGACCAGGTTGGCCAGTTGTTACATTCGTGCCGCCTGGAATATCAACCCATGTACCGCCTGTGTTGTTATTAACTTGCCACTGGTATGACAATGGAGCACCAGTTGCACCAGATGTAATTGCTGCTGTTACTGAGTAAGTCAGAGTATCTGCACTAGAGAAACTGACTGTCTGTACTGATGCAGGTTGTGATGTGATTGTAATTATCGCATCTGGCAATACAGTATCATCAGCACTATTATCATCATCGACAGTTGATAATGCAACCAAAGTTTCCCATTGAACACGACCAGCACGTCCACCAGAACCAGTTGTTTTAATATTCCAACCTTTGTGTGCAGGTGGAGTTCCTAGTGTTTTCTGTACGTCTTGTTCGTTTTGGTCAACCATAAACAAACCAATAGTTTCACCAGTGATGTAAGCATCAGGTGTAGTGTTACCATACAAAACAGCAACGTTGGCTGCTGTTGGCATAGCAACAACGTGTGATGCGTCTGATTTTGCAATCGCTGAACTAACTGCCCAATATGGTGCGTTAGCTGCGTTATCGTTATTTCCCCAAGATGACATTTTTTTCTCCTTTTAACCGAGGGTTATCTTTGTATTTATCTGTTATTATTTTTAGGTTTAATTGCTTGACCTGATTGTCCCATTAATCCAGGTTTGAGTTTCATCATTGGATCAATTTCTACCGTGTCACGTGGAGTACCAGTCAAGGTTGTTCCACCTGTCATAATTGCTGCGGCCGATGATTTACCATTTGTCGCATCAAGTTTCTTCTCATTATCAGTTAACTTAGGTTTCTTGCCATAAGTGGCAACTGATTTGTCTTCCTTTTCTGTATCGAAAGTCTCTTCCTTCATATTTTTTCTATTATAGATGGACTTAATGATACGAGCAGACTTAGACATTTGAATCAATTTCTTGTTCTTGTCTTTTGGTGCCACATCATCTGGTGTGTTAGCACAATCATTCGGTGCACCAGTAGCAGCCAGAGAATCCATGGTATTCTCTTGTTGTTGAGTAGGTTGTTTGGTCTTCTCATTCTTCTCTGCAGCTTCACGGGACTTGTCTTTCAGTTCTCTGGCTTCACGTTCTTTACGGAGTGCTTGTGCTAAACGGAGAGCAGCAGAACCTTCATTAACAACTTCTTCAGCTCTGACAGCTCTATAAATTACATTATTTGGTTCATCAGAACTTCTAACTGTTTTGTTTGGTTCTTTGCTTTGGTCATTTTTGAATGCATCTCGCATCGTTGACAAACTAGTTTTTGATTTTGAACTAGTTTTGTTATTGTGTACAAATGAACCAACTTTACTTAAAAATTTAGTATTCGGAACCACATTCAATTCAGAAATAACATCACTTTCAATTTCAACAGAATCTCTAACTTTTCCTGGACCATACATCTTTTCTCGGTTTGCATAGTCTTGTGCAATTGCATCAGGTTGTTTTTTAGGTTGGTTTGCGTGGTGTACAGCCCAATCTTGTTTGGCTTTATTCAATTCATTTGAATGGTGTTTTTCACTTGCTTTATCACCAGATTTCATTGCGGCTATCATTTGTGTGTGGTGGTATTGATGACGAGCCGTAATTTCTTCGGCACTTTCGTCAATGTGTTCAACTTCTTCTGCTTTCCACCCGCCACCCATAGACTTGTATTTCTTTGATGCCCAGCCATTAGCATACGCTGAAGGATAAACAGCAAATTTAGATTTGGCTGCTGATTTTGCTTTTGCCCATTTCTCAGGACTAGTTGGAACATTTTTTTCTTCTAAAGATTTAACTTCTTCTTTAACATTCTCATTTTTACTTACAAGATAGTTACCAACAGTAGACATGTAGTCTGTGGCCAAAGTAATCTTGGCTTGAACCCATGCTGGTAATTGTTTCTCATAGTCTTTACCAATATAAGAACGAATCATGGCACAACCACGTTCTAGTTCTTCTATCTGAGTCAACACCATACCACTTTCGTCATCTAACATCTTGCCCATGGCGATAGCGATATGATTTTCTTTAACCAACTTCTGTGTAATCTCGTCATAATGGGACATGTCTAATGGAACATCGTGGCGCATATTGATTAGACGTTCGACCATATTGTGAAGTTCAATATCGGTCTTCATTTCTTCACGGGTAAATTCCAAAACACGAATCAATAATGGAATGTCCAGACACACCATATCTTTTTCATCAGTTTCTTCTGATACTGGTTTGTCAAACATGTGGTCTCTTTTCCATTTAAGGAACTCACCCATCTTTGAATGAGCAACCTTTTGGTTCTTAGTTACATGTTCTGGATTAATACCTCTTGATTTTAAGAATGTATTAAGTACAGCATCTTCAGAGATGTTGGCCTTGGTAGACCATGGATCCCGTGGGTCAGTACCAAAAGTTGGCTTCTCAGAAGCGTTCTGTTTGATAACTGATTTTAATAAATCGGATCTTTTAGACATATTACTTACCTGATTTGCCCATCATGTCACTTCTCATTTTAGCAAGTGATTTCTTTGCAATTGCTTGGGTATGTTTCATTGGCTTGGCTGAGTCGGTTACAAAATTAGGTTCACCGCCAACACCACCACTAGTCATTGGGTCTTTGGCTTCTTTTACTTCTTGTTCTGGTTTCTCTTTTTGTTTAGAACCACCGTATGCAGAGCCTTCTTTTTTACCAGAACCACCATTTGGTTTAGGACCAGATTTAACTTTCTCTTGTGCAGATTTGACCATGTCGTCCCAACCTTCTTCAACAACTTCTTCAGGTAAATGTCCTTTAGGACCAACAATACGTTTACCATAACTTCCTTTTACGGAATTTTTCATTGCTGATTGTGTATTCTTTGGAATTTTACCAGAT